GCATGCGGGGGCACTTCAATGGAATTGTCTCTCGGGCCCGACGGTTCGCGGGTGAGGTGTTCCGTTATCTATGGGTCGGCGAGCTCACCCAGCGCGGCCGCCCCCACTACCACCTCCTGATCTGGGTGCCCAAAGGCATCTACTTCGGCAAGGTTGATCGTCGCGGCTGGTGGCCTCACGGCAGCAGCCAGATTGAGAAAGCCCGCAACGCGGTTGGCTATCTCGCCAAGTACGCATCGAAGTTCACCAGTGTCATTGCTGGAGCGTTCCCCAAGGGGTTTCGCACGCATGGCTGCGGTGGCCTCGATACAGAATCCCGCCGCGAACTGCGGTGGTGGAAAGCCCCTTTATCGGCCCGTGAAGCGCTCGGCGGCGAAGCCGACATTCGCAAGTGCCAGGGCGGCTATTTCGACAAGCTCACCGGGGAGTTCTGGTCGTCCCCATGGAGAGTCACTTTTGCATTCGGCCGGACCATCGCTTGGAAGGTAATCCCACTATGAAAGTCCAGATTCTCACTGAGTCCGTCTCCGTCCGCAGCTTCCCTGCACGCGACGGCAAAGCCGCTGTCAACTTCACCGAACAGAAGGCCGCTGTCATTCGTGACGGTGACTTCCCGCTCCCGTTCACTATCGGCCTCGATGAAGGCCAGCAGCCTTACAAAGTCGGCACCTACGAGTTGTGCCCCACGTCGCTCCAGAGCGGCAAGTTCGGTGGTCTGGAATTCGGTCGCCGCATCAAGCTTTTGACCCCGTCGCCCACGCCCGGCGCTGCGCCGGTCAAGGCCTAACCCATGTCCCTGTGCGTAGCTCTTCAAGCAGACGGCACCCTTCTGCCTACCGGACAGCCGGTTGCCGAGTGTGCGGGCTACGTACTGGTCAGTGCCTCGGAACACGGTGTTTACGAGGTCGTGCAGCAAGCGCTTTCGATGCCCACACCGGAGGAAGCCCTCTTATGGGCGACTAGCACCTGTGGGGTAGTGATCGCGTGGTTTGTCGTGGGACGCATCGTCGGTAGCGTCGCAACGATGTTTGACAAATGACCGGCAAAAACCAATCAACCAACCAATGCAAGGAGAGACACCATGGATTCCATCCTCACTGGCCTGAGCGCTGCTGATGCCGTCCCCGCCCTGATCGGCGCGGCCACCATCATCGCTCTGTTGGGCTTCACGAAGTGGGCAGCAAAGAAGGTGGCCGGCTTCTTCGGCTGATGCAGGGCAGGGCGGGGCGATGTTTCGGCATCGCCCTTGCTCTATGTGGGGATCGACGGGAGTCCAGGACATGATCGTGTTGGTGCTGTGTGGCTTCATTGGCGCGTGCTGCGGGATGGCTGGCGTCAAGGGGATGGATGCGTAATGACCCGCCTCATCTGGATAGCAGCAATGCTTCTGGCGCTCTACAGCACGTCGCCATCGGCGCATCCTGCGGGGTGTTCACCTAGCGCATCGGTGATTGCGGACTCCTGTCCTGACCAAGGCGCTGCATATGCCGCAGCGTGGGCGGCTGCTACTGAACAGGCTGGAATATCCAACGCAGGCGGCACAACCTGGTGCCCGTTTGTTGATCCTGAGGGTGCCAATGCCTATGTGGGATTCGTGAGAAATTGCAAATCATCTAGCGGTCGCAGTGCCAGTAAAACACGCTCGTTCACAAAGGCGTGCAGTACGCGCCCGGAGGAAATGGGTTGGAAAGGCAGCGGCGCTGCTGGCACCGGCTCTGTCTGCCACAACGGCTGTGCATATGACGGCTCGGTCTTTGCCGGTTCGCCTACTGGGCGACTGTTCACCGCAAACGGCCAGGTCTGCAAGAACACCGATCTACCTTCGCCTGAAACGCCGACGCCGGGTGATGGCGATGGTGGCGGCGGTGGCGGCGGTGGCGAAATTCCCGGCGACGGTGATGGTGGTGGTGGTGGCGACGGCGGTGGAGATCCGGGCGGCGGCGGTGATGGCGGCGGCGGGAACGGTGATGGTGATGGTGACGGCGGTGGTGGCACCGGTCCCGGCAACGGTGATGGGGACGGCGACGGCGACGGCGACGGCGACGGTGATGGCGAAGGGTCAACGCTTCCCGAAGGTGAGATGTGGAAGGCCCCCAAGGACACGGTGCAAAGCGTGTTCGATGATTTCTATGACAAAGCCAAGAAGACCAAGATGGTCGATGGCGTCACGAAGTTCATGAAGATTTCGGGCAACGGCTCGTGCCCAACCTTTACTGTTTCGGCGACCAAATGGTGGGCGTCGATGACCTATAGCGCGCACTGTTCGGGCGACTTCTTGGCGCTGCTGCAGCTGTGCGGATACGTGATTTTCGCGATTGCGGCCTATGCAGCCGTGCGCATCTCGCTGACCTGAGGATAGGCAATGTTTGCTGGATGGATTGACGACTTCAAACAGTGGCTGTGGAACCTCGTGTTGAAGATGTTCGACACGCTGTGGGACATGGTTGTTGCCTCGATCGTGCGCACGTTCAAGGTTCTCGCGGAACTGATCTTGTACGTGCTGTCGAAGTTGCCGCTGCCGGAATTCATGCAGAGCACCAGCCTGGGCGACATGCTTTCCAAGGGCGGTAGCACAGTGATGTGGTTCGCCCAGCTGTTTCAGCTTGGGCCGTCCATGGTGATGATTGGGGTGGCAATCGTGTTCTATCTGCTGCGGCGCGTTCTCACCATAGGTATCTGGTAATGCTCGTATTCAACGAAGGCGTTCCGCGTGCTGGCAAGAGCTATGACGCGGTAAAGAATCACATTCTCCCGGCCCTGAAAAAGGGCCGTCGCGTGTACGCCCGACTGAATGGCCTGCGTCACGACAAGATCGCCGCTCACCTGGGCATGGCTGAAAGCGATGTGCGGGCGCAGCTGGTGCTGGTAGACACGAAGGAGGTTATCAGCGCGTTCTCGTGCAGCCAGGACGACACCGGCAAGTGGTGCATCCCGGATCACTTCAAAGATGCGCTGGTGGTGATCGATGAGGTCCATGAGTTCTATGTCAACGAGCGCAAGCCGCTCAGTCCGGAGGTAGAGAACTTCTGGGCGCTGCTGGGTCAGAACGGCGGTGACGCCGTCATCATGACGCAGTGGATCAACCGACTGCACTCTGCCGTCAAGGCGCGCATCGAGCGCAAGAACACGTTCCAGAAGCTGACCGCAGTGGGCAGTAAATCCCGGTACCGCGTGACCTTTTTCCACACCACGTCGCCGGGCAAGTACGAAAAGGTCGGCGGGCAGACGCTCAAGTACGATCCGGCCATTTTCCCGCTGTATGACGGCTACGCGCCGGGCGCTGAGAACACCGAGGTCTACGAGGAAGGCGGTAAGACTGTGTGGGCCGCAATGGCGGTGCGCGGCGTGATCTTCCTCGTGCTGGGTGGCATTGGCCTGTACTTCTTCGCAGGGTTCTTCCTGAAATCCAAGCCCAAGAGCGAGCCAGCGCCCCGCGCAAGCACTCAGGACGCCGCTCGGCGGTCGGAGCCGGTGGCGCATGGGGCAGGGGAGACAGTGCAGGGCGAACCGGCCGCACCGGAGCCGGAGCGGGATCCACTCGCCGATCTAACAACTGAGCAGCGTTACGTGGCGGATCTCGGGGAGAAGGGCCGGATACGGCTTGCGCTGATTGCCAAGGTCGCCGGTGAAGATCGCGGGTGGGTTCAGTGGATCAGCACGGAGCCAGCTTCGTGCCCTGGGCTATGAGGTCGCCGTCGAGTCGTATGGGCTTCGGCTGTCGGCCGGGAGCCATGTGACGGTGGCTACTGCTTGGCCGTATAACGCGCCTATCCGCGAAAAGGATGCCCGTCTATACAACCTGTCCGGCGATGGGGCTGGCACCGCGACTGCGAGCGCAGCGAGTGGGCGTGGTGCTGGCGCCAGCGCCCATGGTGCCAATGGCGGGACGCTGGTTAGCGTAGGCACGCGCCCGGTCGGCACGTTCCCCGAATCGGTGCAGAACCGCTACAGCGGCAGATAACGTGACGGTCTACAATCGGCCTCCACACAGGGGGCTGACATGGACGTTCGCAAGGTACTGTTCTTCATCTCGATAGCTGTCACGCCTATCGCCACAGCACAGCAGATTCATTCGGCCGCGGGGCCTCAGCCTGTGCCCAAGTACGAGCCCAAGCGCGCTCAGCCCAACAATCTCGGCGCCACCCCGTTGAACTGTCCTCAGCACGTCGAGCCAAGAATGCGGTTGCTGTGCAACGACATTGAGCGGACCCTCGTCCAGAGCGAGGCCAAGCGGCAAGGGCTACCGGTTCCATCCGCGAGCATCGTGAAGCTGCCCGCGCTGGGGAGCGCTGATGCCAAAACACTTGGTGCGGCGTGTGTTGGTGGAACTGCAATGCGCCGACTCAGCAATGGCTGGGAGCAGCTACGGGACGGCCAAGGCAACTGGCTGCGGTGCCGCGAGCAGTGATCCGGGGTGTAGGGGCGATGCCCCTACGGATACGCCTTCAACCAGCAGACCGTCCGAAGTGCCGGTCCCGGAAGTCGCCCAGGTCCACGACGACGACCTTGACCATCTGGCGCTGACCCGCTTTTCGCTGTCCGGCCTCGGCCTTGCGCCGGGAGGCGAACCCGGCGACTCTGAGTTCCATCTGATCGCGCCACGCAAGCCCGGCAATCCTCTCGGGGGTCATGCGGTCGCCGTCAGGGCTGACTAGGTAGTTGCCTCTGACGCTCCAGCCCGCGAAGGGGCCGGTCAGGTACTGGCACATGCATCAATGCTCGCTTTGTCCTTGGAACCACGGAGAGGCAAGAGCGATGCCAGCAGGAGGCGGATCAGGCCTGCGTAGTACCTGCCGACGTTTAACATAATATACATTATGCGAAATGCTGTTTGGCAGGCTTGAGCTACTCTGGGTGTGGATCATTGAGTCTCTCCCGTCCGGGAATCCACAAGGATTGGGTCCGCATTGCCTCGCGTCTAGGTGACTCCGCCCGATCATTACCAGTCCAAAGGCTGGCGCCACAAGGCAATGCGGCGTCTTCCATTACGCCGCCTCCATTGCGCTTCGCTAATGCTCCCGGCAACGCTGCCAGCCACCTCCAGCGGCATTGATCTGCTCCCATCCATTCGGGAGTTTTCGGAACGCTTGGCCGCCGATACACGCGGTTCCCGAACGCTTGGAACCGTCTGAGCCCAAGCGCGGCAGGTTGACCACGCTGTCCGATGGCCCCGGGCGCCCGGCGCGCTGGGCCTCAGCGGACAGAGTACGGGCCTCAACGCGTTCGCAGTACGCCTTCATTCCCGGGTTCGGGTGATTCGGCCATGCCAATTCCTGGCAATTGAAGGGCGTGGTGCTTTTCGACATCGAGTTGTAGGCAGCCTTCGGCGCCGCAGGCAACGGCTTGGCCGCCGGGCCGGTGGCAGACTGCAAT